ATATAATTTAACTGTAAACGATGTTATACAGGAAGCTTATGATAGAATAGGAGGTGATCCTATTTTAGGTTATGATGTAAGATCAGCTAGACGTAGTTTAAATATTATGTTTAGTGATTGGGCTAATCGTGGTTACAATCAATGGACAGTTGAATTAAAAGATTTATCATTAACTCAAGGTACTAATACTTATGTACTTGATTATGATACAATAGATATTATTAATGCAAATATTTTAGATGGTAGTACAGAATATTCAATGACACGTTTAGGTGTTAATGATTATGCTGCTATATCAAATAAAACTTCTCAGTCAAGACCAACTCAATTTTATTTACAAAGATTAAATACACCTCAAGTTTTAATTTATCCAACACCTGATCAAGCTTATACTTTAAGATATTATAGAATGAGAAAAATACAAGATATTACAGCATCAACTGTAAATGGAGTTGAACAAAATATGGATGTTCCATTTAGAGCTTTTGAATGTATGTGTGCAGGACTTGCTTATTATCTTTCTAAAAAAAGACCAGGAATAGATTTAAATACACAAGCTGCATTAAAATTAGATTACGAACAAGCTTATGAAAGATTAATCGCAGGTGATGATACTCCATCTACGAGAATATTACCATCAACAAGTTATTATAACTAATGGCTAGATACGCAGATAGAAGTAATAAACCTCATAGAGCACCACATCAAAAATTTTCTGGTGGTAAGTATGCATTAGCTATATCTGATCGTTCTGGTATGGAATTTCCATATAATGAAATGGTATTTGAATGGAATGGAAGTTTTGTACATATATCAGAATTTGAAAAGAAACAACCACAATTAGATTTAACTTATTTTACAGATGCAGAATCATTAGAAAATGCAAGACCTCAAGCTAATTTATCAGCTACTGGAGGTGTTCCTAATCAAATTACTTTAATATATCCATCTACATCTGGATCAGTGTCTAATGTAGGTGTCGCACAAGCAAGCACAAATTTGTTACAAACTGCTTTAGGAAGTGTTACAGTGTCTACATGACAAATCAAAAAAAATTAGGAGTTATGATCGCAACTCCTTGTTATGGCGGACAATTAACAGAATCATATTTACACGGTATTTTGAATTCTATAACTGAAGCTAATAAGAAAGGAATACAATTACATTTAAATACTATGGGTAATGAAAGTTTAATTACTAGAGCTAGAAATACTTTAGTAACACAATTTTTAGATGCTGACAAAAAAGATCCAAATAGATTTACACATTTAATGTTTATAGATAGTGATATTGGTTTTGGCGGAGAAGCTATAATGAGATTATTAGAAAGCGATTACGATGTAGCTTGCGGAATATATCCTAGAAAATCAGTAGATTGGAATACAGTTAAATCTCATGCTGAAAAAAATGATTTTGAAAATTTAGAGCAAAAAGCTCTAGGGTATAATTTAAATTTTGCAAATCCACTAAATATAGAAGTTAAAAATGGATTTACTGAAGTATTAGATGCAGCGACAGGTTTTATGTGTATTAAAAAAGAAGTATTTTATAAAATGATAGAAGCTTATCCTAATCTTAAATATACTTCTGATCAAATAATAAATGGAGAAAGATTTAATAGTGACAATTGTTATGCATTTTTTGACTGTATTATTGATGAAAAAAGTAATAGATATCTATCAGAAGATTATGCTTTTTGCAGATTATGGCAAAAAATCGGTGGAAAGATATATGCTGATTTACATAGTCCTCTTACGCATTACGGTACATATGCATTTAGAGGTCATGTATGGACTAAGTTTAAAGTTGAAGGAGTAAAAGATAATGCCAATGACATACAGCAGTCTAAAGAATGATATTCAAGTTTGGGCTGAAAATACAGGAACTGATTTTACCGCACAATTAGATACTTTTATTGGTAATACTCAACAAAAATTATCTAGAGAAATTGATCCAACTGGTTTTAATCAAAATGTAACTTCTTCTACTTCTATTGGAGATAGATTTATAACTCTTCCATCAGCAATTGAACCTATGCTTTTAAATTATTTAAATATAATTGATAGCTCTGGTAATAGAGTATTTTTAGAAATTAAACCTTTAGAATATTTACAAGAATATTGGCCTGATTCATCTTTAACAGATCAACCTAGATATTTTGCAAATTTTGATGATAATACATTATATTTAGCTCCAACACCAGATGCTGTATATACTATGGAATTAGGTTATCAAGGTAGAATTAATCCATTATCTAATACTAACACTACTAATTGGTATACTGAAAACGCTTCTGATGCTTTATTATATGGTTGTTTATCTGAAGCAAATCTCTTTACAAAGAACATGGAAGACTATAATATATACAAACAAAAGTATGTCGAAAGTGTGGCTGCTATTAATAACGAAGCTCGTAGAAACAGAAGAACTGACTACAAGTTTCCAGGTAGTCCACTAGGCGAAAACACATTAACTGGAGGACAATAAACATGGCAATATCACAAGCGATTACAGTGTCGTTTAAACAAGACTTAATGTCGCCTGGAGGAAACTTAGAAGCTCAGACATTGAAGTGTGCACTTTACGACAACACTGCAACTCTTAACGAAAACACTGCTGCATATATAACTGCTAATGAAATTTCAGATAGCGGAACTAATTATACTACTGGCGGTGCAACACTTACAAATGTTACTATCACTACTGATGGTACTACTGCAATTTTTGATGCTGATAACGTTTCTTTTGCAAACGCAACTATTTCAGCTCAAGCTGCATTAATTTATAATGCAAATAATGCAAATTCATCAATTGCTGTATTAGATTTTGGAGGTGTTAAAACTTCTACTAACGGTACATTTGAGTTACAGTTTCCTAACGCTGACGCTACTAACGGCTTAATAAGAATAGCATAAGGAGGTAAATCCTTATGAGCACATGGAACCAAGGTCAGTGGAACTTAGGTTCTTGGGGAAATTCAGCAAGTGGTGCTGCAATTATAGGACAACAACTTACCTCTTTTGTAAATAATATAACTGTTGACGCAGAAGTAAGAACAGGTTGGGGTAGAACTACTTGGGGAACTGCAGCATGGGGTCAATCACCTGATCAATTTGTTTCAATAACAACTGCAGGACAATTAACACCTGATTTAAATTTAGGTTTTGGTTGGGGAAGAGAAGAATGGAACTCAGGTTCTTGGGGTGAAGGTTTAGGTTTTGTATTTACAGGAAATGGTAATGTATTTTCAACAACTACAGCAGGCGAATTAACTACTACTGCTAATAATATAACTGTTACAGCTAGTGCTCCTATCACTATTAGTGGTGAAGAATTAAATATTTCTCAAGGTGAAGAAACTGTAACTGGTACAGCTTCTTTAAGTATTACTGGAGAAGAATTATTATCTGCAACTGTTAATACTTTTGCTGTAGCTGCAGATGGAGCTATAACTATTAATACTCCTACTTTTGAAGCTAATGTAGAACTTAATAATGATGGAGTACAGGTAGGTCTTGCTACATTTTTAAATGTTGTAGGTTTTCCTATTACAGCTAATCTAGGAACAATATCTCTATCTACAAGTAATACAATAGATATTACAGGAGAAGAATTAACTACTACTGCTAATACAATTACTTTAAGTACACAACAAATACTATCTATGACTGGTAATGGAGTTACTATTACACTCGCTGATATAGTACCTAATTCTGAAAACTTCATATCTATTGAAGGAAATAGAGCAAATGCTAATGTTACAACACTTAAATTTTGGGATCCAATTAGAGGTAATATTACTGAAAATTGGACGAATATTCACTAGACAAATGAGTACAAATATATATTATTTACATTATTTAAAATATGGAGTATAAAAAATTATGGCATCAACTTACTCAACAGATTTAAAACTAGAATTAATGGCGACTGGCGAAAACGCTGGTACATGGGGTAATAAAACAAACGATAATTTAAATTTAGTACAACAAGCAATTGCAGGTTATCAAGAAATAGATGTTGCGTCAGCTGATGTAACTTTAACAATGGATGATGCTGCTATTTCTAATGCAAGAAATATGACTTTAAAGTTTACAGGAACTCTTGCAGCAAATAGAACGGTTAACTTTCCAACAGGGATTGAAAAGTTTTTTAACATTGTTGATGGCACTGATCATGCAGGAAACACATTAACTTTTAAAGTAACTTCTCAAACAGGATTTTTATTATGTGAAGGTCATTCGTATATTTGTCATGCAAATGGAACAGACATCGTAAAAGATTTAGAATTTAAAAAATGGAGAGCAATCTCTTCAGCTGAAACAGTTCAAGCAGGTGCACAAATTTTAGCAGATACATCTGGTGGAACTTTAACAATAACTTTACCCGCTTCACCAGCAACAGGAGATGAAGTAACATTTGTAGATTCAAAATATACTTTTGATACAAATGCCTTTACAGTTGGTAGAAATGGATCTAATATAACAAACAGTGCAGCAGATTTAACTGTTAGTACAGAGGGTGCCGGATTTACTCTTGTATATTCTGGTGACGCAACTGTTGGATGGACTTACAAGGAGAAATAGAACATGGCTAATTACGAAGCAACTAGATATGATTTTGATGGTGCAAATTTAACAGGGATTCAAGGAACTGAAACTGGTTCTATTATTCCTTGGCCAAAAGCAACTGCGCCAACAGGATTTTTATTATGTGATGGAACTGCAGTTTCAAGATCAACTTACGCTGATTTATATGCAGTGATAGGTGACACTTATGGCGCTGGAGACGGCTCAACTACTTTTAACGTACCTGATCTTCAAGGTAAAATGCCTCAAGGCTATGAATCAGGAAACTATGATTTAGCAACAACAGATGGAGCATCTACTGTAACAGTAACAGGAGCACCAGGATCAACTCAGTTACAAACAAATGAATTAGCGGCTCACCAACACGTAATTAATTTAGGTGTGATAGCAGGTGGTCCAGTTCAATATCCACAAATTTCTTTTGTGCAATATTATCCATCAGGATATTACACTAGACCTGTAACTAACTTTAACAACTCACATAATCACAGTGCAGGAACATTGTCAGGTAATGCATTTTCACCGTACCTTGTGGTAAATTATATTATAAAAACTTAGGAGATTTATGATTTTTCAAATTTGTAATAATAAGTATTTTGGTAAAATAGAAGATGATGGTACACAAAAAATGATTCAATGGGATCAAAGAGGAAGCAATCCTCCAGCGGATTTACCAGCTAATGCAGTTGTTGCAGAATGGAATTCTAATACTCAAGAAGGTGATTTACAAACTTTAATTGACAACAAAACTTCAAACTCATCTTTTGATTCAGCTTTTATAACTCCATATATTACATGGTTTGATGCTAGATATCCTGAAGTACAAACAGAAGAATCTGATGCAATAAAAGCAAGAATGAGAGATTGGGATGTATTTAGAAAAACAGCTAGAGAAAATTTTTTAAAACAATCTGACTGGACTCAAGCAGTAGATTCTCCATTAGATGCAGCAACCAAACAAGCTTGGGCTACATACAGAGAAGCTTTAAGAAATATTCCTGAAACATATGCTGCG